TTGGATTAGTTAGATAGCAGGACAACTAAATGCTATCAGAACTAACAGGATTATGATGTTGCGTATCATAAGAGCCTCTTCACGTAAGCCCCGATTTCCACAAGTCGGGGTTTCTTGTATCTAGTCCCTTACTAGATGATTTGTATTATAGACTACCCTATAATAAATGCAAGCGCTTTTTCATATTTTTTACAAAAAAAATCCATAAAAAAGCCGCATTAAGCGGCTTTTTCTTCATTTAATAATTGTCTGATTTTCTCTTTGTCGTCTTCGGAAAGTCGGTTTAGCGTCAACGCTAAAAGCTGATCTTTTGTCAATAAACTGGATTTTGTGGAATGGCTAAACTCAAGATTCATTACAAATTTATGACCACAATCGGGGTTTTTGCAAGCACAATAAAGCCGACTAAATTCACTGTGAATTCGTTCAGTACGCTGAATCACTGCTCGTTTATTACAGACTTTGCAATAAATATCTGTTGTTCTTGCCATTTTTAACACATTCCCCAAATAATCTCGCGCAGAGATTTTAACAAAAATATGTTTATATATACAGTTCTTTTAGTCGTTTTTTTACTCAATAAACCGTTATTTTTCAGGCGTTTTAAACTTGACTTTTAGCCCTAAGCCCATTTCCGGATCGTTGTTGATGGTTTCGGCGATAATCTCTTGCAAAGGTTGAATTTCGTCGTTTTGATAGGTTTCACGGTATTTTAGCGGGTCGCCCAGTCCGCCCGTGTTGGTCGGGATAATACCGCCTAAGCCGGGCGGGAATCGGTGAGCGGTTAGCACGTCTTGCGCCGAAATGTTTTTAATGTTGGCGAATTCGTCTTTCGTGCCGGTATCGCCAATCGGAATTACTTTTAGCCCGTCCGGGTGGCCGCCCGCAATGTTGACAAACATCGATTTAAAGTTGCCAACGCCCTTCGAATCGGCGATTTTTTTCGCGATTTCGTCTTCCATTTCCTCCGTTAAATCGGGGTCGGTGGAGTACAAAATAAAGCCCATGTGCGCACCGTTGCTAAAATAGCGGCGGCGAAACACCGTGGCATCAGAATTGAGTAACGCTGATTGAATGCCGCCCACGTAGTCGGGCGATCCGTAAATTTGTTGCATCGGGTCGTAGAGCTTAATAAAAATAATGTCTTTTTCTTCGTATTCGTAGATTTCTTGCGCCGAATCATACAGGCTTTTTTTCATCAAATACGAATACCCGCCGTCACGTTTTCGGCGTAGATAAAGGGACGAAAGTACGTGCAGGCGCACGACTTGCCCAAAGCCATTACGGATTTTTAACAGCCCCACGTCTCCAAATTGAATCAGATTAAGGCATAGCGCGCGCATATCCATGCGGGATAACGCCTTACCGCCTAAATAACCCGCGCTAACCATATTTGCGCGACTGTGTAAAATGCCGCCGTGTTGTGCGTTTTGGTGCGGCAAACGGGCGAGCGCATAGCGATTAATTGGCGGCGTATAACAGTTGTATTGTGTATCATAACCGACGCCCAAATAATCCAACGCGGGTGCCGCACTGATTGAAAAAGTGCGGTCGTGAATCGGGATGATTGAAAAACTTTTTGCATCAGGGTTTTTCGGTTTTTGGCTTGTTTTTTTCATTTAGTTTATTCTCCATCCGCGCCCTTTTCGGCGTGGTTTGTCGGTTAAAGATTTGCGATTAATCGCATTACAAATTGCAAAAAATACGTCGGCGTGTTGCGTTTTTACGGTGCGTTCCGCAGTAAATGTCATGGTGTTGCCCGATTTTGTGGATTGATGTTTAATCATTAAAAAACTTGGCACAATATCCAGTTCATTTTGATCCCATTGCAACAGGTTATGCTCAACCAAATCATGCACTTTGAGCACCATTTCTGACTTACTGTCAGGGTTATACACAATCGGCACCGCCGCACGGCGTGCAAACTCTTTGATATTTTCATACACCGCAAGCCCGACCCCGGTCGCGTCAATGCCGATATAGGTCATGTTATATTTTTCGAATAACTGCTTAATTTGATTGGCTTGATAACGATACGATAAGCCGTGCCACTGATAGCGCGCCAACACGCGATAGAGTTCGCCCTCGATTGCGGGCGGGGCAACAATCACAAAACTTGCTCCATCGCCGGTTTGCGCCGGGTCATACCCGCCCCATACTTCACGATTGCCAAACGGGCGATCGGCTTTCGGGTCAAAATCTTTCCATTTTGTAATATCTACGCCACATTTCAGCAATTCTTTGATGGTAAAAATAGAATCCGCGTCGTCTATCCATACACACATATAAAGCTGATTAAACGCGTATTTGTTATAGCGTAATTTCAGCTTTTCAATATTAAATAACGTGCCAGCACCGCCTTTTAGCGCGTCTTCAATGGTGACGACGTATCGCCATTGACCGTCAGGACACAACCGACCGCCGTCGCGCATTTCGTCAAAAGACGGGAAAACCACGTTTTTACGTTTCGGATCACCCTCTTTCCACGATTCGCCCGACCAAAACGCATAGGATTCATGAAATTTGGATGATGGCGTGGTGAAATAGGTTTCGCGCCATTTTGCGTGTGTCGCCATTGCGGAAGCGACGTCATTAAACCGCTGAAAATCTCGTAACCACGCGTATTCATCGCCGTAAACATGGCCGCTGTTACCCTGTGAGGTGTTTTTGTTGGTCGATAAAAAATGCAGTTCCGCGCCGTTGCTTAAAATGATCGGATTGCCTTTTAATTCAACGTCGAAATATTGCCGCGCCATTTTGATGATGTATGTTTTAAAAATTTCGGCTTGGCGTTTTGATGCAGATAAAAATATTTGGTTGTCACCGCTGAAAATGGCATCTTCCAAGGCTTCAAAACTAAAATAGTATGTCGCCCCAATTTGGCGCGATTTTAAAAGATTACGGATGTCGTGGTGTTTGTTATTGCGTAAATGCTTTTGATAGTCAAAAAGCGAATCAATAAACGGCTGGCACATTTCGGGGGTGATGTGCGAAATATCATTTTTAACGTTGCCTTTGCGCTTGCTTTCCTTGCCATCGCCGCTATTCGCGAATCCGCCGGCACCGCCCGACGAAACGTCGCGCATTTCAACCGCACTTTTTGCCTTGGCAACCGACGCCGCCCGTTGCTTTTTATATTGCAGGTCTTTATCAATCAGGGCTTCCAGTTCTTTGATTTCCTGATCGGATTTATTTTCGCGTTCCGTCAGCGTAATAATGCGCAGCGCGATCAATTCTTCGATCCCGTTTTCGCTGATCAAGTTTCGCCACTGGTATTTTTCCGCCCAATAGTAAATCGGCCGCGTGCTATTTAATCCCAATTCTGCCGCAATCTCTTTCGGCGTGTACTTTTTCAAATACAAAAATTTTGCCGCATAGATCACTTCATCGTCATAGCGTTGCGTCTTTCTTTTTCTTAGCTTTGGTTCCGTCATGGTTGCCTTTGTTTTGTTATGTCGGGCGTATTGTGGCAACAAAAAAAGCGATTTTTTAACGGTCATTTTCGGATATGTTCGGATATACAGCATTTCCGTTTTATATCCTACGATATCCAATTTTCGGCGCGTGATTTTCCTGATTTTTTGCATAAGACTAGCCGCAATTAATTAATCACGGGCATTTTTGATAATGAAAAATAGCAAACTTAGAACGGATTTTATTTGTATCGCGACTTCCGGGCATACCGTTGACGGGCGAAAAATCACTCCGCAGGAGTTGCACGAAATGGCAGACACTTACGACCGCGAGTATTACGCGGCGTTGTTGTGGCATGAACATGATCGCAGTTGGATGAGCATGGGCGAAGTGTTGGAAGTGAAAGCGGAAGACGAAGGCGACGAAACAAAACTTTACGCCATCATTGCCCCGAATACTCAATTAGTAAACATGAATAACTATGGCATGGGGCTATTTTCAAGCGTCGAAATTATGCCGAATTTTCGCAATAGCGGTAAAGCCTACTTGTTCGGGCTTGGTATCACAGACACACCGGCAAGCGTGGGCACAACAAAGCTAGAGTTATTTAGTAACAACCTACCAAAATCTGCGCAAGCGGGCGAATTTGTCAAATTCGACTTTGCATTGAGTGACACCGAAAACGCGGAAGAAAAAGCTAAAAACAGCTTATTTGCCGCGTTAAAACAATTCTTTTCTTTTTCCGCCGAGGGCAAACCCGCGCCGGAAGAACCACCTAAATCCGATAACAATAATAATAAAGAGGACTACGAAATGGATCAAAAACAAGTTGATCAAATTGTTGCCGCCGTAAACGGTTTGGGCGCGAAAATTGACAGCCATTTTTCCGCACAGCCGAACCCGACAGAGCCGAAAGAACCGGAAGAACCGAAAGGCGGTGAAACTGTATCGAAGGAGCAATTTAATCAGTTGCAAAACGACTTTAACGCATTGAAAGAACAGTTCAACGCGTTAAATAAAGAAGTAACCCCGGTGCCTAACGGTGAACCCGCAGGAAACGGTGCACATGAATTCAAATTAACAAAAGGTATTTAACCCATGGATATGCAGAAATATTACGCATTTGCCGCCGCCGTTGCCGCTTACTACAACGTGCCGGTTGATTCCGTATTGCGCGGTGAGAGCTTTAGTCTTGAGCCACCGCAAGCCTCTGATCTTGCCGATAACATTCAGCAACGTTCTGACTTTTTAAAGCAAATTAATATGTTCCAAGTGGAAGATATTAAAGGCAAAAAATTGATCGGCGCAAATGAAAAAGGCATTACAGGTCGTAAAAAAGACGGGCGTTATTTGGCGACATTAAGCCACGATCAATTCGGCTATGAATTAGAGGAAACCGATTCCGGTGTGCTAATGCCGTGGGCGATGTTTGACAGCTTTGCCCGTCATAAAGAAAAACTCGAGGCGTTATACGCGGAGTTTGTACAAACCCAAATTGCATTAGATATTTTGCAAATCGGTTGGCACGGTCAATCGGTGGCTGAAAATACCACAAAAGACGACTTATCTGATGTGAATAAAGGTTGGTTAAAACTGTTAGCCGAACAAAAATCCGAAAACTTCTTAACCCAAGGTGCAACCGCCGGCAAGATTAAGATTTTCGGCGAGGGTGCGGACTATGCCAACTTAGACGATTTGGCCTTTGACTTAAAACAAGGCTTACACCAACGCCACCGCGATCGTAATGATTTGGTGTTCTTGGTGGGCGCGGATTTAGTCAGCAAAGAAACCAAACTCATTCAAAAACAACACGGATTAACCCCGACCGAAAAAGCGGCATTAGGTTCACACAACTTAATGGGGTCTTTCGGTGGCATGAACGCGATTACCCCGCCAAACTTCCCGGCACGCGGCGCGGTTGTTACAACACTCAAAAACTTGAGCGTATATACACAATCGAAAAGCGTGCGCCGTGCATTACGCAGCGACGAAGACAAGAAAGGTATTGTCAACTCTTACTATCGTCAAGAAGGCTACGTTGTGGAGGATTTGGGCCTAATGGTTGCAATCGATCACAGCAAAGTGAAGTTAGATAAAGAGGCTTAATTAAAAATGGGAATGCGTGAATTTCAGGCGCAAATGCGGGCATTACAGCAAATTGAAAAAAGTGCGGTCGATTCGGCGGCACAATCCGCAACCGTGCAACAGCACGGAACGGATTACGATGTGCTTTGCATCGCATTAATGAATGATGTAAACAAAATTCGCGCCTTCCCCAGTTTTGAATTAAAAGCCGAGTACAAGCGGGATGTATTTTTGCCTAAATGGATGCCGTTTGTTGAGGAGTATTTAGCAAAAGGAATCGTTTATCAGAATGATTATTTGGCTTATTGCATTATTTATTCTTTTGATGTCGGTGATTTTGATACCGCCCTTAGATTGGCTGATCTTGCTATCAAGCAGAACCAATCGCTTCCGGAGCGTTTTAAATCTACGTTACCGACTTTTGTCGCTAATCAAATCTATGATTGGACAGATAAAACAGCAAGTGCGGGCTATTCGGTCGAGCCCTATTTTTCGCAAACTTTGCAAAACGTGGCGACCCAGTGGCAGTTGCACGAAACCATCACGGCAAAATGGTTAAAAATGGCCGCCGCACTACTGTTACGAAACAATCAAGGGAAAGTCCATGCCGCAAGCATGGACGACCCGGAACGCTTGGAATTGGCGGTGAAGTTATGTAACCGCGCATTCCAACTTAACCCGAAATCGGGTGTTAAATCGCTCATTGAGCGATGTCAAATGCGCCTTGCCAAGTTGTACAAGGACGCAGGAACGGATTCCCCCCTAGAGGTCGGTCTTAGTTTGGAAACACAGGAAATTGATTTTTCACTAGTTGTTGAAAAACTTCGTGCCGACCCTCTTTCCGACGATAAAAACGGGGGTGCGAATGTTTAACGGCAGAACGCAAGAATATGACGACACGACGATCGAAAATAGCGGTTTTTGGCCGGAAATAGAGATCGCCGAGTTTCAAAAACAACGGGCAATTCCGTTGCAAATACCGAATGAAATGCTGAAATCGGTATTAATCGCCGCTATGCAGGGCGTGAATATCGACTTGCAAAACGTCGAACAAGACTACAAAGGACAAGGCATTAACCAAGCGGCAGACATCAGCGCAGACCGCATCAACGGCGAAAATTACGCAGAAACACTGTATAAAAAAGCCGTGTTTGCGCGGGCAAAAGCCGAGTTATTGCCCGAATTTAACGTGCTTTCGAGCCGTGAAATTCACACCAACCGCGAATACGCGGATGAACAAAAAAGCCTGTTAGCGGAAGCAACGCACGCCATTCGCACGCTAAAAGGCAAACGACGGGGATCGGTATGGCTAATCTAAAGCGGAAAATGCTTTATCAGCAATTAACCGATTTTCTGTTGAGCAAACTGCCGAAACGTTACCAAGCGAATTTTGAATCTTGGATCGAAAACGGCAAATTGATTAATCAAGGCAAGCAAGTTACCACCGAAGGCCTAGAGATTGCGCATATCAGTTATGACGCGGTGTTATTTTTTAATGAATTCCCGTTTGTTGAAATCCGTCCGGATTATTTAATGGCGTGGGTGCAAATTTGGCTAAATGAAAATGATCTAATGCGTGATCAGTTAGATCAATATGAAACGGATTTTGACATTGAAATGGTCAGCGATGAACTAGCGGATCTCACGTTTACGATTGCGTTTCAAGAACCGCTCACCGCCGTCAAAGATTCGGCGGGCCAGTTGGAAATCGACGGCGAAAGATACCGCTTGGACGAGATCGAAATTTTAACGGCGCAAGAAATCGAGATCGAAACGGATGTAATCCATGACCCAAATAGCATTTCGGCCCAAATCTGACAGCGTGGCGCGCGTTAAGCGCACGTTGATGTATTTGCGGTTAAGCCCGCAACAGCGTCAAAAAGTCATGCAAAAAGTTTTGTGGCGGTTGAAAGACGGTGCGAAAAAGAACGTCAGTGCCCAACGCACGCCGGATGGCAAAGCGTGGCAACCACGCAAGCGGCAAGAGAAATCCGCGCGAAAAAATAAGATGTTGAAGTTTAGGGCGAAATACTTGAACTCCAAAATCGAAAATCAAGGCAATCAAGGGCGATTGCATTACGCCGATAAAAAAGGCGGCAAAATTGGTGCAGTGCATCAAAAAGGCTTAACCGTGGCCACGGGGCAAACGGCAAAAGAACAAGCCGCACTAAAAAAGCTACTTGAACAAAACAAACAACCCGCAACCGCTAAACAAGCGAAGCGACTGAAAGAATTAGGCTACACCGAAGCCACCGCAAAGCGCGGAAAAAATGGCAAGTTGAAGCGCAAAAGAGCCACAAGCAAAAGCATTCGATCCACGATGTCGCAGGGGCAGGCGGGATTAATCATCAGAATGCTTGAGAAAAAACAAGGCATTAACACTCGCCGAGGGTTGAAGTCGTACAAGATGGCGGCGCGCCCGTTCTTGGACGAGGACGAACAACGAAATGCGGAAATCGTCACGAAAGAACTGTTAAAAGTCTTTGAAAACGGAATCCGTCAATAACAACAAAAATAAACGAGGATTTATCAATGGCATTTCCATCAGTCCAAATTAACGCCCTTAATATGTTGAGCGGCGAAACAAAAGAAATCGAACGCTTGGCGTTATTCGTCGGTGTCGGTACGGAAAACGTCGGGAAATTGACCGCACTTACACCGGACAGCGATCTGGATAAAGTGTTTGGCGCGGCAGACAGCCCGCTAAAAAGACACGTCAAGGCGGCAATGTTAAATGCGGGTCAAAACTGGTTCGCGTATGCCTACATTGCAGGGCAGGACGATTACGATTTTCCAAAAGCCGTGATTGCCGCAAACGCCACCGCGTCTTTTGAATATTGCGTCAATACCTACACAACAGGCATCGACAAAGAAAAAATTAACAAATTGCAGGAAACATACGCCGAATTATTGGCGAAGTTAGGCCGCAGAACCTTTTTCATTCAATCGATTGAGCCGATTAACACGGACAAATCAGACGGCGAAACATGGGATCAGTACATTGCCAAACTGACCACGTTGCAACAAACCATCGTCGCCGAACACGTCATGTTAGTGCCGACCCTGTTCGGCAATGAAGCGGGTGTAATTGCGGGTCGTTTAGCCAATCGTGCCGTGACTATTGCGGATTCGCCTTGCCGCGTGCAAACGGGCGCATTGCTCAACCTTGGCAATGCGGAAAAACCGAAAGACAAAGACGGCGCGGAACTCACTTTGGCGCACTTAAAAGCGTTAGAAATGGCGCGTTACTCCGTGCCGATGTGGTATCCCGATTATGACGGCTATTATTGGGCGGACGGTCGCACATTAGACGCCGAGGGCGGGGATTACCAAGTGATCGAGTATGTGCGCATTGTGGATAAAGCCGCGCGCCGCATCAGATTACAAGCTATTGCGAAAATCGGCGATCGCTCGTTTAACTCAACCAGTGCAAGCACGGAATATCACAAAACCTATTTTTCCGCCGTGTTACGCGAAATGAGCAAATCCGCAACCATTGCGGGCAAAACGTTCCCCGGTGAATGTATGCCGCCGAAAGAAGGCGATATTGAAATCGTGTGGAAATCAAAAACAAAAGTGGCGATTTATATCAAAGTGCGCCCGTACGATTGCCCGAAAGAAATTACGGTCAATATTTTCTTAGATTTGGAAACCTTGGGAGATCAATAAATGAGCGTAGAAAGAATTAGCGGAATGTCGTTCGACTTCTTTATGTTAGGTGAGCCGATTCACGCCGAAAGCGCAAGTTTAAGTATTACCGACAATTCAGGTGTGGCGCAATCGCACGGCGTGCCTGATGGTTGGGTGTCGGGTGATGTATCCGCCGAAGGTGAAATCGAATTAGATTCCAAAAACTTTGCCAAGTTGTCCGCCGTGGCGGCAGTCGTCGGCAGTTATCGCGACATTCCGACCACGGATTTTGTTTACTTTGCCCAACGCGGTGGCGTGCGCGACAAAGTGGAATCCTTTGGCAATAAATTGATCTTAACCGACATTATTAACATCGATCCAAAAGGCGGCGCAAAATCTACGAAAAAAATTAAATATTTCGTGACAAGCCCCGACTTTGTGAAGATCAACGGCGTGCCGTACTTGTCTGCAAGCGACACCCGCGATCTGATCGGTTAGTGGTTTTAGAGGAGCGACCGCCAATAATAACAATAATAAAGTGCGGTCGTTTTTCTAAATTTTTAAGGAATCATTATGCTTCAGCGATTACAAGAATCCGTGCCATTTATCGGATCGATTATTGCTTTTTTTTCGGGGTTGCAGTTAAGCGATTGGGGCAGTTTAGCCGGTATTTTGTTTGGTGCAGTTACCGTTGTTATTACTTATAAAAAATACAAAAAAGAAATGGCACTGAGGGAACGTGCACTTGCCGTGCGCGAACGTGAAGCCGCTTACAAAATGATTATGGCGAAAATAGATGCCGTAAAACACGGAGTGCCGGTGAATGAGCTTACGTAAAAAAATGATTTATTGTGCCGTGGGCGCAGTGCTTGCGTTGTATGCGACACAAAAAGCCCCGGAAGGCTTGGAAACACGAACAAGCGAAAACGGCGCGGCGTTGGTAACAAATGCCGAAAATTGCACATTAACCCCGTACAAATGCGCGGCGGACAAATGGACGAATGGCGTCGGCAACACGCACGGCGTGAATCCGTTAAAACCAATCACAATGGATCAAGTCGTGCTTGATTTGCGCCGCAATTTGAAAACCGCCGAAACTTGTGTAAACAGGTATTTTAAGGGCGAGAAATTAAACCAAAATCAATTTGATGCCATGGTGTCGCTTGTGTTTAACATCGGGTGCGAAAACGCCCGCACATATTACAGCAAAGCGCAACAAAAACGGATGCCGACCACGCTTTATAAATTAGCGCAGGCAGAACAATTTAATTTGATGTGTATGCGTATCACGGATTTTTCACGGGCAGGCGGAAAAGTATTAAAGGGATTACTAATTCGCCGCGAAAAAGAACGCCGCCTTTGTCTTGGTTTGGAGGGGAAATAATGCCTTATGTTATCGCCGTTTTATTTGGCTTGTTGTGTGTCGTAATGGGGTTTTCACAACACTATAAAAACGAGTTACAAGCAAAATCCGCCGAGTTAGTCAGCATCCGCGAAACCAACGCGCGAAACGAGGCTATGTTGGCAAACTATCAGTTACAAGCCACCGCACTATCGGCGCAACTGAACGAATTAAACGAATTGGCGCAAAACCGTCAAGCACAATTAGACGAGGTGTTAAACCATGAACAAAATCAAACTTGGACTAATCAGCGCGTGCCTGATGATATTAATCGCCTGTTCGAAAAGCGCAACGCCCCAACCGCAAAAGGTGAAATTAATTTGCCCGCAAACCACGGAATGCCGAGCAATCACAACAAAGACGCGCACTAACGGGCAACTGGCGCAAAGTTTAAAAAACGCATTAGACATGATTGATGTGTGCTTAGTCGCGCACCAATCGACGCAACAATGTATCGCAGATTTTAACAACCAGTAGATAAACAAAAGGAAACTACAAAATGACAGAAAAAAATACCGCTCAATCATTACTTGAGAAATTGACCGCAGGAGCGAAAAACACCGTCACTATCGATATCCAAGGCGTGGAATTTACGTTTAACAAAGACGCCGCCGCATACGATTCAATGATTAACGAAATTGAATCAGGCAACAAAATCACACCGATCAAAGATTATCTATTAGCAATCGTTGAGCGCACACAACGAGACGAATTATTGAGCATTATCAACGTGCCGGGTTTGGCGTTAAAAATCGCCGGCACCGTCAATAAAGTGTTAGTGCCGGAAATTGAAGTTACCGTAAAAAACTAACGGCGCGGGTAGAAGCTATCGAGCGCAACGGCTTATCACAAGCGATTGCGCTCCGTATGCACTACTTACCGCACGATGACAACAGCGAGATCAATCTTGCCCGCGCAATTTGGCTAAACAAACAACATTTCGAAAATTTAGCCGACGCCGTGGCAAGCGGGATCGCAAAATGTTTTTAACCTTTCTTTTTTGAGTTTTACGCATGGCAGTACAAGGGCTTGAATACATTATCAGCTTAACGGATCAGATTTCCGCCCCTCTCAAGGGCGTGATGAAATCCCTTGATGACGTGGGCGCCCGTGGCGAAAAAGCCATGCGTAAGATCGCGTATGGCGTTGCGGGTGTTGTTGCCGCAGGCGCATCACTCAAAGCCGCATTAGATCCCGCCATTGACTTTAACCGCGCCTTAAACGAAATCAAGGCAACGGGAAGAAGTGAGGCAGGACTTAACAAAATTACCGACTTTGCGTTGGATTTCTCCGCCACTTACGGCGGGGCGGCAACGGAAGTCGTCAATTCAACAAACGAAATCGCCCGCGCCATCGACGGGCTGACAGATAATGAATTAATCGCCTTTTCCCGCAGTTCGAACATTTTAGCCAAAGCCACCGGTTCCGACGTCAAAGCCATGGGGTCTTATATTTCCCAGTTGTACGGCATTTTTGGCGACGAGGCGGCAAAGATTGGCAAAGAAAAATGGGTCGAACAAATCGCCGCACAAGCCACCGTTACCGCGAATAAATTTAAGTCATCAGGTGAATCCCTAATGCAGGCTTATACCAATTTGGGTTCATCAGCAAAAGATCACGGCGTAAAAACCGCCGAGCAGTTTGCAGTGATTGGTAACTTGCAAAATGTCTTTGAAGGCGGTCTTGCCGGGACAAAATACGCCGCATTTTTAAGCGGCGCAGTCAAAGCACAATCAAAACTTGGACTTTCTTTCTTAGATTCCCAAGGAAAAATGCTACCGATTATCGACATTCTTGAAAAAATCAAGGGTAAATACGGCGAGTTAAATTCTGAAAATCTTTATGAATTACAAAAAGCATTCGGGACAAAAGAAGCCGCACAAGTTATCAATAATTTATTACCAAAAATTGATTCTTTGAAAGCCGATATTGCCGAAATCGACAACATGAAAAGCCTTGATGACGCGATGGCAATCAGTAAAACCGTGACGGATTCGTGGATGCGCTTTCAAGCGATTTTTAAAAATATCCAAATTGCTATCGGCACGCAGGTTTTGAAAAAACTTGAGCCCATCATGAATCGCATTGCCGACATGGGGCAAGAATTTACAAACTGGCTTCGCACTTATAAAAACATTGCCCGTTGGATTGGCTATGTGGTGGGCGCGTTGCTTGGTTTTACCGGATTGACTGCCGCCCTCACGTTGATTTCGGGCGTTGTTGCCGCGATCGGCGTGGCGTTTAGTGCAATCTTAGGGCCGATCGGGGCAGTGATTGCGCTAATCGTTGGGCTTGGGGTGTTGATTTATAAATTCCGCGCGCAATTCGCCGCATTCATCGGCGGCTTTATCGCGGGCTTTAAAGCCGTGGGCGTGTCGTTCGACCCGCTATTTAACGCTTTTAGCCTTGTTTGGGGGGCGATTAAAAAAGTGGGTGCGGTAATCGGGCGCATTATCGCGTTATTTAGCGGCGCATCAAGTTCGGCTTACAGTTTTCAGCAATTTGGCATCGACGTGGGCGTGGCGGTTGCGGGCGCGCTGAATTTAATCATTAGCGTGATTGAGCTAATTGCCACTCAGATCGCCAACGTGGCGGATATTTTCGTGAGCGTCGGGGATATTCTGATCAACACGTGGCAAAACGTGGTTTCAGGTTGGCAAAACGGCGATCCGGTGCAGATTTTCGGGGCGTTATTTAATGGTTTATTAAGCATTTTTGACACCGTCACGGGCGGCATCAAAAAAATGTTTATGGATACGCTTAACTGGCTGATTACGCAAGCCAACAAAGTGAGTGGATTAATCGGCATTGAGATTCCACTTGTTACGACTATGCAGACCACGCAAGGCGGGAACTTAAACGGAATGCAAGGTGTTGCCGGGATTGCCGGTGCGGCGTTGTCGTTGCCGAATTTGGCAACATCAGGCACCACTCCCACACTGCCTAAAAATGTTGGATTAGACAGCGGGAAACCAGTTGTATCGCCGTTAGCAATACCGAAAGCCGATTATGCCACGGCACAACCAAAAAACGGCAAAATCTTAACATTGCCAAATGCGGTGCAACCACAATTAACGCAAATGCAACCGGGCACCATCAGCAAAACCGTCGCCCAAAATCAAACCACCGACAAATCATTAAAAATTTACGGTGGGATTACGATTCATTCTGACGATCCACAAAAATTTGAACAATTTTTGCGGGATCGCCAACAAATGCATGCGGGGTAAGTCATGCCGGACAAACTCTATTTAGATTTATGGATTAACGGCGAGGATTTAACGCTAGACAGCGGCAATCAACCGATAATCTGTGACAACCGAACATCCATCGCACAAGACATCAAACACGCAATTCTAGAGAGCGGTTTAGCAACGTTATTAATCGCCGAACGGAGCCGCATTTTACGCCGCGATATTATTTTGCAAATCGTGTTGTTAGCCGAAGAAGACACGCGATTGATACCGGGCACGATTTTTATTGAAGAAGAAACATTGGGGCGTTTGCGCTTGACGGCTGACACTTACGATTTCGGCAGAATTGACAATATGGGGATCAATTTAAATGAGTGAAGATTTTAAACAAATGTTAGCAGAAACGGGGTTGCCCGTGGAAGAAACGCAGATCCGTCAAAAATTTGAAGAATTAACCGCACAAGAAAACATTATCACCAACACGTCGAAAATGTCGCCGTTTTGGCGGTTGATTACTGCGATTGCGGTTAAGCCCGTGAAATGGCTTACCGATCATTTAATCGCCGAAATCTTACCAAATCTATTTGTTAAAACCGCAAAAGAAAAATGGTTACAGCTTCACGCGTGGGCGATTGGGCTTGATTTTAAACAAGCCACCAAAGCCGAAGGCGTGATCCAATTTACGAAAGAAAGCGACATCACCGAATTAACGATTAAAGCGGGCACCGTAGTACAAACGGAACGCATTAATGACGTCATTTTTAGATTGATTGTCACCGCTGACACCGTGATCCAGAAAGGGGTTCTTTCCGCACTTGTGCCGGTTATCGCTGAAAATGCGGGGGCGGATTACAACTTGGCGGCGGGCTATTACCGCATTTTGCCTGAATCGATTGCAGGCATTAGAAACGTCGAAAACAAAGACGATTGGTTGACCACACCGGGTTCCGACCGCGAAACGAACGAAGAATTACGCGAACGTTATCGCACTCAATTTTCGAGCGTTGGACAACATCACATCGATAGCGTTTATAAAGGCATGATTGCGCAAGTGGCGGGCTTATCCGTTGACCGAATTTATTTTAAACACGACGCACCACGTGGCCCGGGTACGGCTAACGCGTATCTATTGCTTGATACGGGTGTGATAAGTCAGCCGTTTATCGACAAAGTCAATCATTACGTGCAAACCAAAGGAAATCACGGACACGGAGACGATTTGATCTGTTTCGCTATGCCGGAAACGCAACACGTGATCACGTGCGGCGTGTATTTCCGACCGTCACAAGCTATCGGCGAAACCCGCAAGGCGGAAATTGTGCAGGCAGTGGAAAATATGATCCGTTGCGCATTCCGCGAAAACAACAATTACACCGTGACGAAAACTTATCCATTCAGCCGTTTTAGTTGGTCGAAATTAGGTGAGGAAATCCACGACCGATTCAACGAGATCGATTCCATTGTTTGGGGGCAGACGGACATTCAAAGCGATCTATCTATTCCGCGTATTTCGCGGTTAACCGTGAGCGTGCAACGATGATGATTAAACTGCCCTTTTGGATGGATAAAGGTGAACTAAATAAAATCGCCGTGCTATTTGGCAAATGGTGGGACTACGTACAAAGTGCGGTTAAATTTCCGTTTGAAATTTTGGACGAGGAAAAATGCAGTGAACGCATTTTAAATTTGATTGCATATCAACGAGACGTCGAGCGATTCGAAAACGAGCCGATAGAACTTTTCCGCAAGCGCGTCAAATATGCCTTTATTAATGCCAAAGACGCCGGAAGCAAAGCGGGCTTTATTCGTATTTTCGAACGCTTGGGGATCGGTTACGTCGAAATCGAAGAACGGTTTGATCTCGAAAATTGGGATGTGATCAAAGTTAGATTAAGTGATTCGCAACTGGCAAAAAATATCGACTTACTTAATTTAATCATCCGTAAATATGGCCGCACTTGTCGCCGCTATACATTCGAAGTAATCACCGCCGAAACGGTGACAATACATCACGGCGAATTTGAGCATGATTATCAAAGTTTTTACATCAAAATGAACACATAACAACAATAAAAAGGTGTTTTATGGCAAGTTTAATCACTCCACAATTTGAACAATATATTGCACAACAAACAATCAACAAAGGCACGGTCGTTTTTGATGAATTTGTTTTTGCAAATATCCCCGGTTTGACCGCTGAAAATCTGAAAAATCATTTAACGATGCCACAAGCGGCGCACATTGTGCACCGTCAGGCAATATCACAAAGCGGTGTCGTGAATGAAAATGCCGTGGTGTATTCCGTTACTATTGGCACAGAGGTCGGCGATTTTGACTTTAATTTTATCGGTCTTGTGAACAAGTCAAAAAATATGCTTGCCGTGGCAATCCAAACGACCCCCGTTAAAAAGGTGAGAAATAAAAATGCGGTGCAAGGCAACAGTATTACGCGCAATGTGTTATTAGAGTTTCGCGGCGCAAAAGCCTTAACAAATATCAACGTGACCGCGCAAACGTGGCAGATTGATTTTACCGTGCGACTACACGGCATCGACGAAAAGATCCGATTAACAAACCGCGATTTATACGGTCGCGCGGTGTTTTTTGATGACAGTTTTTTGGTTAAACGCAAAAGCGGCAATGATTACACCATTGAACCGGGTGTGGCGTATGTTGAGGGTATGCGCGCCAATATGACCGCACTTGAAAACATTAACGCCGCAAACTTGCCATGCTCCATTTATTTAGACGTGGTGCATCATTGCACCGTTACAGGCGCGTATGAAACCGAAATCAAGTTTTTAAAAGCCAATAAAGCAGATTACACCGACACCACAAACCGCCCGCACTATGTGCAAATTTTGGCGGATATTGACCGCAACGGGGTTGTCACTGACCGCCGCTTGTTGTCGCCGTTTTTGGGTATTAATCCACTCGACTTGGACGATACCACGCCGAACAAAGCAGACAAGCGCGGACATACCCACCGTTTGCCGTTGGCGAGCCTGATTAAACGCGGGATCGTTAAGTTATATTCAGGCTACAATTCCGATGCAGAGGATCTAGCCGCCACGCCGAAGGCAATCAAAACCCTGAAAGCGTTTATCGACGCAATCACCCGCAATTTAGGCAACTACATTCCTAATAGCAAAAAATCCTCACGTGTTGACAGCAACAGCGCGGACGACGTGGCAACCAGTGCGGCAGTCAAATCGGCAAATGATAATGCTAATAATCGCGTGCCGAAAACAGGTGATACAACCATAAACGGTACATTGAGGGCTAAAAATACATCTGGAGGATGGAGCGCTTATCAATTTGAGACATCACAAGGCTATTGGCAGGTAGAGGTTCATCCGGAATCGCACGAAGAGGCTAATCGTCGTTTTAATATGTTTTTCCAGCCTAATATAGGCAAGCGTGTCTATCTATCATTCCCTGCCCTCGGAAATAATGGTGAGACTGTTGCATATCAAAGCTTTGTCGTGAATAAAGCAGGCGATACGATGACCGGACAGCTCACCGTGCCAAAAATCCACCTCACCGAAAACAACACGGGCGAAAGCCTGAAGTTAGGTGATGACGCATGGTTGGGTGATGTCAACGTAGGAAATGCCGTTGGAGTAAAAGGGCAGCAAAACCCTGAACAGGGTTATATCGCCTATGGGTCAGATAAAAAACGATTTGGTTTTGATGGCAATATGTTTTTTTCTGATTCTGCTTTGGCCACAAACCAAATTGGGCATGGCAGTTATGCTCAACAATATAACGTCGCAGCGCCATTTTACGTTCATGAAACACTTTCGGCCGCAAGAGATACCTATCACCCATTTATCAAAGGACGAGTGCGAGCTGCCGGGCAATATGGTGCGGCATTTAGCCTTGGGTATACGACCAATCAACGACAAGGCGGAGATGGCTATGGGACAGGTGTCATCCATTTAATCAGCGATGCCGGCGATAATAGGCTATGGCAATTTGGCCACAATGGTGAGTTTGTATCCGCTGGTGATGTTATTACTAGTGCAGGGCGGTCATTAAATAGCGCAATCTATCGCGAGGGCAATCCACATGATATTGCCTTGTCTTGGCAAAGAGATGGATTTAAAGTCCGAGTCGATAATGTTGATATTGGCAGAGTTGCATTTAAGTTAGACTTGCCGAGAGAGCGCCTTATTTGGCAAGGGGCAACAGATAACCCAATCACGGTTAATGTGCAAGTTAGCAAAGGATTGCTATGTATCCTGATGGATACACCACATGGTGCGCAAGCAAACCGACCTATTTGGTTTAGCTCTCCTATTGAGCATTGCCATGACACAAAAATCGGTGACTTTAATACTGGCGGTACTGCCGGGGACTACAATTTTAATACGCTGGCGTTGTTAAGTCGTAACGGCACAAATATAACAATCACCCCACTTAATGATGGCCGCAAGCCAAGAATCCAAAAAGTCGTCGTATTTGGTTAACTTAAGGATAAAAAAAATGAAAGTATATTTTTTAAAGACTGACATTCGTCAATATGTGATTTTCCCAGAGCCTGAAGATGAATCATTGTATTTTGTGCTAGATATTGATTACGATGAAGAGTTAGCGCAAAAAACACCGGTATTACATCAAGGCAAATTAGTGTTAGTGGATAAACAACCTAGTCCAGCACACGAATGGGACGGCAAAGATTGGGTGATTTCACCCGAAAAACAGACGGCACTTTTTGCCGAACAAAAGGAAAGCTTGATTGCACAATTGGCTAACAAAACAGACGCATTAAAAGCGGGTTTATTAGTTGGTTACCCCCAAACCGAAATCGACAGCTTTTACCGGCAAGAAAAAGAAGCGTTGGCGTGGCAAGCCGACCACAACGCAGAAACGCCAATGCTAAAACAAATTGCCCTCTTGCGAGGTGTGCCATTTGAAATCTTGGTGCAAAAAGTAATTGAAAAGTCTGAAATGTTTGCAATGGTTATCGGCGCAATCATCGGACAACGACAACAGCTGGAAGACCGTATTTTAACCGCAACCAAGCCGGAAGAATTAGAGACAATCAAAAACGAAGTGGAAACATGGCAATTACCCAATCTAAGTTAAAAACATGGGGCTATCACGTCTTGATAGCCATCGACCAACTGTTTAACGCCCTCATTGGCGGTGCGGCGGATGAAACACTATCAAGTCGCACCTATCGTGGGGCGGTGCTGGCAAAATACCCACGCAAGCGTTGGCGCATTTGGTATCGTGTGATTAATGCCCTCTTTTTTAATGCCGATCACTGTAAGACGGCATACGAAAGCGAGGTTAAGCGGCGTCAATATCCCGCGGAATTTCGCGCAATTAAATAATGAGGATTTAGGCATGTGGAAAAAACAACAATTAAAACTCTCCCCGCAAGCCAAAAAAACACTTGATGACGCACAAAAGGGGATAATTTCCCCTTTTTCGTTATCGGTTTCCGGCACAAAAATCGGGGTGCATAACTGGACGCATGGAATCGAGGAAAAATCAAACCGCTATTTGTCACCGGAAAACGCAGTAAAAGCGTTAGCGGCAAAATTAGTGGATTACGGGGATCCAAATCGACCAAAGGGCCGGCAGGATGTTATTGCGATCATGGTAACAAGTGGCAACATCGAACAGTTTATTGCGGATTTAGACAAAGTGCGGGTGCTTTTGCCCGAGCCTTGTTTTAAGCAAGCGTATGACTACGCAAAATCAAGTAAAGATTTGCAACAAACCAAGATGACTAAAACGCCGACGATTGCAAGCCCCGCTTTCGGCAATGTGGCAGATATTACACCGGGTTCGGGGCGCGTGATGCAGTCAGTGCTACGCAATGCTATCGCGGGGGCAAATGCCACCCGAACAGGCGACCCAACCGCCGCCATTGAAAAATTGCGAAAAATGAAAGCGGAACGAGAAAAAGAAAACAAAAAACAGGTTGATGACTTGCTGAAAAAAATGGTGCAAGTGTACGCATTTACTGCAGAAGATTTATTAGAAATTGCCGAAGCAAAAATAAAAATCAATGTGCCAAGTGCGCAAAACGTGTTTACGGCTTGCGTGATGTATATCGGCAATGATTTATCCGCGATTAGAGGGATGTTAAATGATTAATCCAAATACCCCACAGCCACAACAAACACCGCAAAATAATCGCAAAAATCCAAGTGTACAACTGGCTTTAAACGGGCAGGCTATTTATATGTATGGTTTGATGACGTCGGTTAGCGTCAAACGCGAACAAAAAGACATGAGTGGCAGTAAATCAAGCACTAAAAAAAGCGAAAAAGGCGTAAAAGCAAAAGAATTGCAAGTAACGGGGATCATTCCGTACGATAAAAAAGAATGGCTAACCACGCTTTTTAATCTTGCCGAAGCGGAAACCGGCAAGGGCGAGCAATCGAAATATCGTGTTTCTTCCGTCACCGCCGAGGCGGTGAATATGCGGGAAGTGCAATTCGCCGATTCTGTAATAGCGCAAGAAATGGAAGATCGTTTGGCGTGGCAAGTGTCGTTTACATTGCGCGAGGTGAATTCCGTTGCGGAGAAAAAAGAAGCACGGAAGGCGAAACCGCAAGTTAAAACACAGAGCGAAAAAGCCCCGGTCGCGCAGTCTTCGCAACCACAAGCGGCAGAACAAGAAGAAAAAGACAAGCGCGAAGGGCCGGCAAAAATTTTAGATGATATTTTAGGTGAGGCAGGCTGATGAAAATTATAAAAACGTGCATCATTGGTGACAAGGAATTAGAGTTGGCCGCTGAAAATATTATTTTAGAACTCAATAACACCGGTCGCGGATTTGTCACTGTGCGCACCGAGGAAAAGTGCACGGGCAAAAGTGCGGTCTTTTTAATGGGCGAATATGACCATTATTATAAATGGTTTGACGGTTTCGTAGAGCGCGAACAGGACGCCACCGATGGCTATAAAAAGTTATTCATCCGCGAAAAAGCGGCGATTTTTGAGCGTCCGTTAAGTTGTTCGCATCGTCATATTACATTACGCGATTTAGCGGCATGGATTACGCAACAAACGGGCGTGCCGGTTAAAGTGCCGCAAGCGGATTATGCGGATAATCCGATTCCGCTTTTTACGCATAACGGGTCGGGCTATCAGTTGTTGGCCAACATCGGGCGGCAATATCAAATTAAAAACTATATGTGGCAACAGTCGGCAGACGGGTCGTTATTCGTCGGGTCGCATGATGATTCCCGTTGGTTCGGCAAAAATATTGAGTTGGATAGCGGGTTGGCATTGCGCAGTGGATCTAATGATATGACGTTGCCGATCATGGCGGCGATTCGACCCGGTGCGCTGATTAACGGCAAAAAAATCAAAAGCGTGACATTGGCGGGGGATGATTACACGCTTGAGTGGGACGACTTAGACAAAAACGGGCAACCGGTGCAAAAAAGCCCGGAACGCCGCCAAATGGAAAAGACGTTCCCGGAACTGGCGGGCGGTTATCACTTGCCGAAATACGCGAAAGTGGTTGGTGTCGCTGATCCGTCGGGCGGTGGTGATATTTCCGACCCGTTCCGCCCAAAATATGCCGTGGAATTGCAACTGTTGGACGAAAATGGCAATGAGGATAAAAGCGTGCCGGTTTACCCCGCCGTGCCGTTGCCGGTAACAAGCACGGGTTCACAGGGTGGCGATTTTGCATTTCCTGAAGTGGGCACAATGGTTGAGATAGGCTTTGCTTACGGGCGATCCGATAAGCCGTTTGTGCGCACGATGTTAGCGCAGGGCAAAACGGTTCCCGCTGTTGCCGTGGGTGAGCAGTTAAAACAGCAACGCCCCGAAGTATATGAGCGCACCGACGCGGCAGGAAATAAAATCCGTGAAACGGATCAACGCATTACCGATAAATCATTCGAGCGCGTGATCGAGACTGACACCGAAACTAAACAGATCGGCACGTCGCAAAAAACGGTAGATTCCGACAGCACAGAGACCGTCGGCGGAAATAAAACGGTGCACGTGTTGGGTAACATCGAGGAGGTGACGGCGAGTAATAAAACATCAGGCATCGGCGGCGAACTCTCCGAAAAAATCAATGGACTGGCAAAAAGGGTATCAGACGAGAAAAATAAATTTGTCGCCCCGCTAAGCTACATGGGATCAGAAGGGCAGAATATTTTTAGATTGCTTGAGGAAACAATACAGCTTTTGGGCGACGTGGCTAATGCCGTGGCGACACATACACACAAAGGCCCAACGCCGGATCAATCGGCGATTTTTTCCGGGCAAGGCAACACGGCAATGAAGATTAAAGGGCGATTAACGCCGATTATTGAATAAAGAGAAGACCGCAAAAGTGCGGTCTTTTTTTGTGATAGAGATCACGGAATTTAAAACAAATTACGATAATGTGAAAATATGACACAAAATAGCTTGACTATGACACATCAAAGTAATAATATGAGCACATAGCAAAACGAAATGCTATAAACAAAAAATTAACTTATCAAGAAGCCACCCGGAACGGGAAGGCGCAGAAAAGGAAAAATCAAAATGAACTCAGTAATCATTACAAGAACAAACGGCATCGAATATAAATTAACATTCAATGCAATCCAAAAACAAACCCCGCGCACAATCGGACGTTATGTCATCACCGAAGAAAATTTAAAGACTGGCGAATTTGAAAACAGAGTTCTTAGTAATGAATGGTTAGCCTATAACACATTCAACAACTTAAAAACAGCAGATTGTGTAGTAAACGTAAGAAAAGCGTAATTCAATAAACCCGCCGTAAGGCGGGCATAACAAGAGGTGAAAGAAAATGATTTGTGAATTGTTGGAAACATATAATAAAAAAGGGCAGGCATTATATTTTATTGATGGAATCAGAGTTAAATCAGAAAAATATTTTTGCGTGTTGAATTCAGCTAAAAACAGAATCCGCGTTAGTAGTGTTTTAAAAGATAAAAGTAACGCGTTTAGATGGACATCATGGAAACATTATAGAAAAGTTGAGGTTTAAAAAATGGCAAGAAGATCAATTTATTTTAACGAACAATCTGAAAACTTTGTGAATGAAAGAACCGAGCAAGGCGAAACGGCGAATTATTCGGCGAACGTCAATTCAGCGTTTGAAATGTTGGAGCACTTGGCAAAATCGGAAAAACCAACACTTTCCGATGAAGATTGGATGGAAATGTATAACATTTATGCAGGAAGCAATTTGATGCGTCGCGTGTTGCCGTTGAATCTAGCTAAAGATTTATTAGATTATTACGGTGCAACACTGCCACGGGATCTACCGGATAATTGCATTCTGCTTGTTGAGCGGTTAGCGGACATGACGCAAACGCAGCAATATGCTGTTTTAGATGCCGTGCGTATATATTGGGCGAGCAATGCCAATGAGTAGATTAACTAAGGCGGATTGGCTAAATGTAGATTGGACTAAAAACAATCGGCAGTTAGCCGCCGAATTGGGTAAGGCTTACGATACCGTAGCCCGCCGCCGTTGGGCGTTGGGAAAAAGCGGGCTTGCTTTAATGACGGCAACAAGGTCGGATAAGGGGATCAGCAAAACAACTTTTATTCCGTCGCCCGAACAGCAAGCCAAAGCAACCGCCCACGCAAGAGCAAGCAAAAAGGCAGGAAAATTTGAAACAAATATCCATGCGAAAAAATGGCGTATCATCAGCCCGGACAATAGGATCTTTATTGCAACCAACCTTTATAATTTTGTAAGAACGAATGCAACACTATTCAATCCATCAGATGTTGTCTGGAAAAGTAGTGGTGGCGGGGAATATTGCAATGCAACGGCGGGATTATTAAATATTTCCGCCGGAAAAACGAAATCGTGGAAAGGTTGGAAATTAGAAAAAATATTTCAATAAATTGAAAAAAGTGCTTGCATAAATAAAATATCATTCCTATAATTAGGAACACAAAGGAAGCCCATAGGGGGCGCCTAAAATAAGCCTAAAGGAGGCGATTATGTCAAAATATCAAATCAAACATGCTTGCGGTTGCATTGTCACTCATAACATTTGCGGAACGGATGTTCACGGCGAAAGACAAAGAAAGGCTGACTGGCTAGCTACTCAATTATGCTACGAATGCTATAAAAAAGAACAAACAGAAAAAGCAAAAGAATCAAATAAAGATTTGCCATCCCTTAACGGAACCGAAAAACAAATTGCATGGGCCGAATCAATTCGCGCAGAAAAAATCAAACAATTAAAACAGACTATTGATAAAAACATTAATAAAGAAGGTGAGCTTTTCGAAAAATTCGAAAAGATCGTTAATGATGAAGTTATCAATAATACAAGCGCAAAATATTGGATTGATAACAGAGATAAAACTTTTGATGTTTATTTTTTAAACAAACTATGTAAGGATAAACTATGAACTACAAAAAAATAATGTACACGGTCGGACAATTAGTCCGAGCTGTTTACGGCGAAGACGTGCCGGCAAATGTTCAAAATATGATTATCCGATTCCCTACAAAGGGAATCGGTTTAATAAATCAGCGGGGAGATTTAATAAAATCAAAAAATCAAGACGAAATAATGTTACTCATTGATAAAATACCGGGTGACTTAAAAGATCCTGATGTAATGACCTTTGAGGCACAAGGCGCGTTTTGGTTGGGGTATTATCATTATGCAAAATTAGCTGATGATGTAAAAACATTCGGCGCAGATGAACTAACAGAAATTGGCAAGGCATTATATGGCGAGCAATGGCAAACAAACCTTGCAAAAGATCTTGAGTTATCAGACGCCCGCCGAATCAGATATTGGCTAACTGGCAGGAAAATTCCAATTGGTGTTTGGGTTGATATTGCGGCACTACTAAGACAAAAACACATGACAATAGATTCAATACTTAAAAAGATTTCACAATAAGAGAGACCCTAGGCAATGCCTAGGGTTTTTTATTGCCCGCGTAAAATATAAGTTACTGATTAATAGATAGTAATCGCACGAAGTGCGGTTAATTTGCATTCCGCGTTAAATTTTTACGTAAAAAAGCGCGTCACGTAAAATCCACTTCCCCTCCCGCCGATTTTGCAAAAAAAAATCACGTTTTTTCAGTTAATTTTCAGCGGTGAAGCCTTGGCGCAAAAGGGATCTATAAAAGATCTTAGCTGTAAAAATTTCACGTTTTTTCAGGGTTTTTCAGTTAAAAAAGATCGCAAATTTTTCGGATTTGCCCGCATTTTATTGATTTCAAACAAGATTTTGAATTTTACGTAGCAATTTCTTGCATTTTCACTTTACAGTTAAACTGTGGCGACACAGCCACCGGAACAAAATTTAGAACGGATAAGTAAGGAAGAAAAACAGCCACTCAACAGCCACTTTGCAAAATTTGGTGGGTCGTGAAGGATTCGAACCTTCGACCAACGGATTAAAAGTCCGCTGCTCTACCGACTGAGCTAACGACCCAACGATATGATTTATTTGGAGAATTTTAAAGTATAGATTGTCTTTAAAATGGTGCCCGAGGCCA